GAAAATTTATAAATTTTCGTGAAATATGATAATCTACATTTTTCTTTTCGGTAATATTTAGATTTATTGAATTAAAAAACTAACAATTTTTTAAACCCCAGCATCTTTGTCGGCGTCTTGCTCAAATAGTTGACAAGCAAACATTCAATCTATACTTTTTTAGTTCTCTCTTTTTCTCACACGAACACGTTTCAGTGGCTTTGCTTCCACCCCTTCCTATTTTCTTGTTTGGATCTAATCTGTCTAAGATATCGATTTTATGTTCGGTCAATGGGTTGTTGGTTTTCGCTGGTATCGTGATTAGATGGTTTTTAGTCCAGTTGGGGTACAAGATTGAGTTTAAAAATTTCTTGGGTGCTGATAAAGTAGAGACAACGTCGCCACTGCTTCTAATGATGTATTCATTGTCTTTTAAGTTTGCGTTTTTGTAAGCGGGATTTAATGATATACAATTTTCAACTTTATCAGAACATAAATTATTTACTATTATTCCCGATTGGGAATGTCCAACCAACTCGAATTTATAACCTTTGTATTTTTTCATTGCTCCATTATACATTTTAACAGCGGTCTTATATCTTGGTGTTAATTTATAAGCATTTGAATTTACACCATATACTATATTTGGTATCCAGTCTGCCCCTAAGTTCTCTTTACCAGTTCCACGAAACGAAACAATAACTTTCTTCAATTTAGAGTTCGTGTATACCTTACCATAAAGGTTTGATAACTTTGTGTCTAAAGTATAATCGTTTATTTTGTTAGGTGCTGGTTCTAAATAACTAGCTTCAAGAAAATTCTTGAGTTCATTTGTCTTTAGGCTTCCTCCTTTAAACTCAGGAAGGTTTTTGTCTCCTTTTATTTTTTGTTTAAGTTTTACTTGTTTATTTAAAACAGATTTAGGTATTTCATCTAGTGTCAATGGGGTCTCTTTACTAATCTTCTTGGTAGGTCTTAAAACTGGATATTGATTTGGTTTCGCTACGTTCTTCCATTCTTCGAGAAACCAGCGTTCAAGGTCTCTTTCTTCGCCATCTTCTTTATATTTACCACCACGTTTCTTGTATTCTTTCACTATTGCTCCCGAAGCGTAAGCAGATGGCTTTTTGTATCTATTCATAACATCCTCTTTTACCTTATCGTATAATACTTGATTTGTTGGCGTTGGCATATATATATTAGGAGTTATTTATTTGTAGCTATTAATTTAAAATCTAATAAATTAAAATCTAACAATAATATATATGAATTCCTTTTTGAAATCTATATTCGAACAACGAGACAAACCAATTTCTGAGTCTAGCCAAAAACTATACGCTAGAAACTTGACTAAAATGAATGATGGTGAGGAGGTTACCCATTTGAACTTTTTAAAGAATATGAAGCACGTATTAAGCATTATTGACGACTACAAACCAACCACTCAACGTAGTTTTATCATTTCAGCTTGTGTTGTTCTAAAGAATACAAATGAACCCCTTTACCAACAATATTATGAATTGCTTAGTAAAATGAACAATGACCTAAAAGTTAGAACAGAAAAAACAGAGACACAAAAAGAAAACTGGATGTCGCAAACAGAAATTGAAGATAAATTGAAATCATTAAAAGTAAGTAAAAAAATAACCAACAAGAAAGAATACACGCAAATGCTTCATCATCTCATTTTGTCTCTATACGTTCTACAACCACCTCGGCGGAATATTGACTATTGTTTGATGAAAATATCGAATGATATGACGGATACAGAGTTTAACTATTTGGATGTAAAGAATAAACAATTCATTTTTAACAACTATAAGACTGATCACAAATATAACTCGGTTGTAATTGACATAGAAGACGACTTGATGAGTGTAATCAATAATTACCTAAAACATCATCCGCAGAAAAACAAACTGAAAAACAAGAAGTATAACGTCCATTTTTTAGTTCATAGAGATGGCGATCCAATTGAAAAGTCGGGCGAAGTTACTAAGATATTAAACAGAATATTCGGTAAAAATATTAGCTCTTCGATGTTACGCAATATTTACTTAACTTCTAAATACGGGTCTATGATGGAAAATTTGAAAGATGATGTAGCCGATATGTCAACCAGTGTAGACGTAGCTTTGAATAATTATATTAAAAGTAATACTGAAAAATAATACATTTCCATTAGGCAATATATTATTCGATTAGACTGCCATATGGTATGAACCGCCTTTCATTTTTCGATAAGCAGGACCGGCTTTTTTTAGAGCATCTCCGTATTTTAATCCGTTTTGTTTAGCAAATTCTAAAACAAACTGAATCCATGCACTGGGTTGTTTTTTTGGTTTTCCAGCTGCCGAAAGTGCTAATCCAACGGCTGGAGCTAATTCTGGTGCAACCAACGATGTACCAGTCATAATAGCACCTTTTACGGCGGGATTCTTGACAGCTTTACGTGTTGTTTTTACAGCAGACGAAACACCTTTGCTTACATCTTTTAGAAAGTTTCCACCTTCTGACTTCTCACTTATGATACCTTCTTTCTCAAGAAGGGCTAAATGTTTTTTAGATGGCAATGTTTTTCGCTCTCGATTGACATACTTCTTAAGTGATTCTTTTGCTTTGTCCAGTTCCGATTTTTTACCTGAACCAGCCATCAATGGTGCGACCTTCATACCAACGTCGGCGACTTTACCCGCTATATCTAATCCGTCATTGATTCCTTGTTTAAACCCAGTTCCAAAATCAGACCAAAAACCGGCTCCGTGAAGTAATTCGAGCTTCTTCAATCGTTTTTTGTTGGCTGAGGTTAGCGGTAGATGTTCAACCACTTTTCTCACTACTTCTTTGTCTAATTTACCACCTGAAATTCCTACAAGTGGACTAGACACAACATTCGTATACTCCATATAATATCTATTGAGATAAAAAAAATGTGTTGGAGACTAAATGCTTACATATATTTGGAGAGCCGAGAACCGCCAGACGTTGAATACGACGACGTTTTTGCTCCACCAATGGCGGACTCTACCGCTGAGGCTACTCCTTTACCGATTGCTCCTTTGTTGCGTTTTAGCACATCGCCGAGAGCGGTCACGCCTTTCTTCATAAGATTACCGCCCGACATAGCTTCCACATCTTCATAATCAATTTTGGAAGTTCCTTTTTCTTTCGCTTCTAATACTTCTGATTTGGTTAGTAATCCACTCATCGTCGCACTCGATCCCCTTTCAGTAATCATTACACCACCATAGTTCGCAAGAACACAAAGTTCAATATTGGCTAAGTCCGAGTTAGCAATACCTTCCATTGGTTCTGTAGTCACAATCGCTTGGAAACCAAATTGTCCAAGACTAGAACTCGAAAGCATATCGCTCAATCCTAAATCACGAACTGGATCGATGACGATAATACTTCCTAAAGAAGTGTATTTCGCTCCGTTCCCAGATCGAACCACGCCACGGAACTCATTCCAAGTTTGTTGAGAACCATTACGGCGAGACATTTGGTAAAGCGAATAAGCATCCATTTCAGATAGAAGTCCCGCTTTGTTGTTGAAAGTGATATTAACTTGAGAGATTGGGTAGCTGAGGTTATTTGACCAATATGCTTTTTGTGACCGATATTGAGGGCGTACCACAAGGTAAATCTTGTCAGGCACTTGACGCATAGAAATGACGTTCGTCATAGCCCCATTTACACCTACACCATCCGACGGAAGAGAAAGGGTTGTTTTGTAGGCTACAAATTCGTCATATGGAAGGATATTTTTAGCATTGAGTTTTGCATATTGGGATGGATGAAGACTAATATACCGAGTCATAAGTCGGGCGTCATCTTTCAAGAAAAGAGTGGACGCCTGAGTTCCAAATTTAACTCCACTCGAGAAAGACAATACGAGTTCTTTGTTTACATTAAATACATTCTTAAAGTCATTGTATTGAAGCACAAGTTCGAGGTTGTTAATGCCTAAATAAGACGACTCTTCTTCTTTAAATTCAAGAGTTGGCATTCCTAATATGGGTTCATTCACATCAAGAGAGATTTCTACATAATAGGTTGTAGCAGCAGTCAAGTTAGCTCCTGAGGCAACCGCAACACCAGCACTTGTGTAGACAACGTAACTGATGCTAGAGTCGGCACGACCAGCGGTGTCGCTGTCTTTTTCGGCAGATTCAACACCAGCACCCCACGCCGAGGGTTTGTTCTCCGACATAGCATCGACCGCTTTGGCGTAATATTTGTCTACCATAGATGGAGTAGTTTGGATGTGTTTGCTTAAAAATCGTTGGTGATATTGTTTCGTTATAACGTTGAGAATATCCGCCGATTGAACCGAGACTTTAGCATTGTTAAGGGTAAGGGATGCCGATTGAAGTGCTTGATTTAAGGGGAAAGCGGATGGTACAATTTGTAAAGTATCGACATTAAATGCGGTTGTGCCTACAGTTAATTCCATAACACATTGGATCGTACCTTGGACACGAAGGTTGCGGTCTACAAGAGTGTTTTCGCTTGGGACATTGACATTGAAAAGGGTAGTGGACGAGCTGTTCGAGTTAGTAGGGTAGCCTTGGACCACGCTCGAAGCCGGACCATCTTTCACCGCAACTTGAACATCGCTGGTGATACGACTGATACGTGGATCTTGGACTAGAAAGGTAGAAAGTTCGCTAGACATTATATATTGTAGAAAGATAAAAAAAATAGCAATTAGCGATTAAACTTCTTCTACATTAACTTTCTAAATACCAATTTTATACTAAATGTTCCACCCGACGATATAGTGATTGGGATTAGTGAGCCGTCTAATTTACTTCGGTAATACATTTCAATATTGATATTGGATAATTCGCTTTGGTTTCGCATATTAATCCATCGTGGGTAAGATGGTTCGTAAATGACCCCGGGGATAGGTGTCCCTGCCTTAAAATCTGAGAGTTCAAGTTCTACGATGTTGCTAGAACCGCTTATGGTTTCAGACCCGTTTTGAAAACTATGGTTTGCGGATGTATTGCTACTTTGAACCGGTATCGTATTTGAAGTCACCACAATAGACTCTACTGGTGACCAAGTATCGAGAGTAGAATAATCTTGAAGAACCGATATATAGTTGACCTTTACCGATGCTATAGTTCCGTCGGATTGTGGAGGAAAGACTTGGTTCTCGGCGACATTGCCGAAGTCACTCATTTTTATTTTATAAGCATTTGCGGTCACCTTTGTGGTCATAGTCTCAAATGTAGTTAGTTCGTGTGTAAATGGTAGCGAATTGAAGAGTCTATAAAGCGGTTTATTTAAGTAAATATTGACTACATCGCTGGGGGTGTCATCGTTAAATGTCAATTCGGGAGCATTTAAAAACACTAAACCAGTATCTTTATCAAAAATGAAATAAGGCATGTCTGTCCCTATATCCTTTGATTGACTAAACTCCAGTAGAGTTTTTTGAAGACCAATAAATGCTTGTTTCACCGCTTCGTTGACTAACACGAAAAAAAACTCATAGTTGTACAGATTGTAATACCCTGAACGATAATCAGCATATCCACCCTTGAACCTTGGAGGCGTTGTTCCGTTGGTTTTGTCTTGGGGTTCAAAGTAAATGTGAGCAGTAGAAGCGTAACCACCATATTCGAGGGTGATACTGTATATTGTTCGGTTACGAATGCTTTCATTCGTATCATCCTCGGAGTATTTTATCGTTGGAATAAACACTGGCAATGTCTTCAAATCCACTTTAAAGTTGGCAATGCTCATATCGTAGTTTTCACAATTGGTAATTAGCGGAGAAGTTCTGTCTTCATTGAACACAAGGTGCGGTTCGTGGTTAAAGTCGCTGTTACTATCTATATTATTTATAAGACAATTCAGATACACGTATTCCCATCGTGACATTATATATATTATCCTATATAAAAAATTTAGACCAACATTGTTATAACTTCATCGAGCGGTCGTTTTACCTTTTTCTGTTGCTTCTTGATATAAGAGACAAATTGCTTGTTGTCCATAGTTTCTTTTAGAAAAGTAGCAACACGAAGGATACACCAACGTCCACACGTGTTGATGCCTTCCATTTCTTGTTGTAGTGCGGTTTTGTTATACATAAACTTGTCTGTTGGTTTTATACTTTTGATAATTTTTCCTAAATCCTCGGACCAGTTGTTTCCCAATTGTTTGTTCATATAATTTGGGATAAAGTCAAGTATTGATTTAGGGCTGTCGGAATAACTATCAAAATATTCGAATTTGTTATCGTTCCTAATTAAAGCAGTCCAATGACCCTGATTGTATTTGGATTCGGTCAATATAAAGCAAAAATCTATTCGATTTGGGAGTAAATCGTAAATATGTTGATATTTTTCAAGATTAGCGTATTTGACGATTTTACAATGTGGGAATGCTGACTCTAAATCAAAGTTGGTGACAAAGTAATTAATAGCGTCAACATATTGCGATTTCTTCAATGTGTTTTCTGTAAATTGTTTCATTATATATTATGAAAATAAAATATACGCCTAAATATATATGACTTCTGTGTATAGTTTGGATGGAAATAGCGTGTTTGAAGTCGCTAAACGCTTTGAGCGTTTAGGCATGAAAGAATTGAAAAAAACACCCGACGAGACAATAGCGAGAATCAAATCCGGTCAAGACACTGGTTCGTCTAAATGGTTGAGCGATTTCAACAATCTGTATGGTTTAGCAAATCAACTACAAGTAAAGACAACACTACAACAAGGGGATCAGTCGTTCTTGAAACAACAACTTGAGGCTGAATATACACAATACAAACTGGATAATGTTGATACTAAAGAAACAGTTCAAAACCAACTATCTGTAAGTCTTGAGAAGGGACTAACAGACTTGAAAAGTATAATGGAGGCAGACGTGGAAGAGATAAATAAAGTACCCGACCTAATGGAACGACGTTTTCTAATTGAAATTGCTCTTGATGTATGGAGCAAAAAGTTTGCTGGTGCAGTAAGAGGCAGTAAATATAAAGCAACACTGAAAGAAAACCTTGATTTTATCAAAAACCAACAAATGGCTCTAAAATTAGGGTCACCTGATGTTGCTCAACAAAATATCATATATAAGACACTAAGCCAATCAGACTCAACCATTGCGAATCTTCTTCAACAAATGACACCACTTACTGAATCATTATACAATACATTTAAAAGTAAACTATCACAATGGACGATTGAAATCGATAGCGATTTACAAGAAGCACTTAAAGGTGACGCTCAAACCATAAAAGAGAACTTCAGTGTATCGTCTGCTTCACCTGAGATATCTAAGTATGATGTCATATTCAAGCGACTCCAAAAGAAATATAGCGAATTAAACAACCTCATTCAGAATATGGGTTCAACCATCGATAGCCGATCGTCCATTAATTTAAACCCAAATGAACCGTAGGGTTTCGCCCCCACACGACGGATTTAAAAGGGCATATCCCTTTATTATTTTATGGTATATTATATAATGAAGGAATACAATAATGCGGTAGCCAGTATCGGCAAACTAATGTCTCTCGAATCCAAAGTGAATGTAGTAGGTTCAGCGTCTATCAAAAAATCAATCTATTATTCGGATTATGACTTATTTGAAAACGTTAGTGGTAAAAGCGATACAATGATTTATAACCATTTTAAGAGCGTATTTGAAGTGGTAAAGCGGTCAGACAATGTAGTCATTACAGACTTTAAATGTGGTGAAAAAAATGGTGTTTCGTTACGCTGGACGTATGAAGAAATCAAGAACAATAATAATCAAGGGGTTAGTTTTGCGGAAGCGTTACGACATAAGTCGATGATAAAAATGGACATTGTGGCTTTAGTATCGGGTCGATTTGTTGAGATTACAGAAGTATACAACATTTATTTAGATGGAGAACCAAATATGTCTATTATGACTCTAGAAGAAATCGTTGAAAATATTAAAAATGAATACGCTATGGAAGTTCGAGACGGAAATTATATGAAAGCATTAAAACGAATGTTTAGTTTGTTAAAACTTAAAAACGAAGAACCACAGAAACAAGAACTTTTGCTCGAATATTTCAACTCACCCAATGGTCTCATATACCGATGTAAGAGTGATTTAGAGACGATGTTGTTGGTGTTGGATAGTTCAAAGTTTAATTTAACAGAAATACGTGAAAGTCTACAACTTCTTAAAGAAACTATATCCGCTTTTCCAGTAGTGAACGATTTAGAAGAAATAAGTAAAAAGAAAAAGAAGAACGAAATGAAACCATTATTAAGGAGACAAATTAGAACACTGAAAAAAAACATCAACGAACAAGCCAAACGATTCATTTCACAAAAAGGACTTTAAACTTGTTTGATGTATTGTAGTTGTTTTATCTCGTAAAATAGTTTCGGATTAGTTCTTTTTAAGTAATTCATTATTTTGGTTATTTCAATCATAGATATTGGATTATTTTAGTTAGGTTTATATTACTTTTCATAGAATTATATAATCTAATCTTTATATAATGTTGAATTTCGAATCCGTTGGTAATCCTATTGCTAAAATTATCGATAAAAGGAATACAAAGAAGGAACAAATTGTTTATTTATCCGATCCAGAGCTGGATGGCGAAGTTCGTAACGGATATACCACAATTGATTTAGAACCACACCAATCATTTCAGCAAGTTGCAAGTAACAAAGAACGAGACATATTGTATATAACTGGTGCTAGTGGAAGCGGAAAATCGTATTATAGTGCCGAATACATAAAACAATACATAAAAAAGCATCCGAGAAATGAGGTTATGTTATTTTCGTCGGTTGGTGATGATGCGGTATTGGACAAAATAAAGAAAGTGAAGCGGTTTAAAATACACGATGATGACTTTGTTGGAGAACAATTTTCAATCGACGATTTTAAAGATAGTTTACTCATATTCGACGACGTTGATTGTATATCAAGCAAACCGATTTTAAAGAAAGTGTATGAAATACTAGACAAAGCACTCACAACAGGAAGGCATACTGGAACGAGTGTGGTTTACACGACGCATACGGCTTGTAACGGCAAAGCTACCAAACTTATTTTGACCGAATCGCATAGTGTAACCTTTTTTATGAATGCGATGGGGGGGAAATCTTCAAAATACTTGTTGGACTCTTATTTAGGACTTGACAAGAAACAAATTGAAAAGTTGAAAAATGTCAAAAGTAGATGGACTACTATTATGAAATCATACCCGCAACTGGTTCTCACACAACGAAAATTGACTTTTAGCAAGGATTTATAAACACGTAACCCTTTTTTTTATCTTAACTTAGTATATATGAGAACTTTAAAAACGCTTCGTGATGGGTGTATTGATGGAGGTAAATTGGTTGAATATGAAATGGTTGAAGACACAAACGAACATACAGGAACTACCACTTTAGAAGTAGCAAAATACGATAGTATGCTTGAATCAGGTTTTTATTTAATTACAGGAGAGATTGCTTTTGAATTTAAAACAGATCAAGCGTATTTTCCTTTGTCGAATGTTCACGAGAAGTTTGCCTTGAATTATACTGACCAAGATAGTACCATCCAAGAAATTGTTTTAGACGTAACGAATTCCTTCGTCTCGACTACTCCTACGACATCTAACTACACAGCGGGTAAATATTACATCAATAAACCAATTTATATTAATGATAATGTAGGCGAGTTTAATTTGGTTATGGGAGCATCCGAATTTGATGGTGTTTCTGAACCCACAGACTTTACCGGAAGTGACACTTCAGATTTTTCTTCCACTTTTAAATCTATGGAATGGAGCGATGACTTTACGTGGAATGATACGTTACTAACCAACACAAACACGACTAGCGGAAATGTTATTGAAAGTTCTTTAACTACTTTTACTTTAGATACATTTGACATAGCTTCCGGCAAAGATGGATCCATATTTAATGCCCAAGTTCAATTTCAATGCTTCACAGAAAGTGGATTTTCAGATGCTGGTGTTTCCGCTGGACCAGTGATTGAATATTCCGCATTGGGAGCGTGTCATCTTATATTGTTAAAAGACGGAGTTGAAATAAATCGTAGTTCCATTGCGTCATCCGAGAGTGGAGATATTGTCGGCGTGTATAAAGCTCCTCTCAGTATTAATTCACGACTTGATGCTGGGTCTTACGAACTTCAAGCGTCGGGATGTGGTCTATACAGCGGTGGTGCTAGGGGTCATATTGGGAATAAAAAGGGTATAGTCAATGTATTGGTTAGCAGAGCGGGAAGTGGCTCTAATAATACATACAATACCGAAGATTCAGCACTCTCTTATGTGACTTTGGCAGAGCCCGTCTTTGAAGAAGTAACGATTGGCGGGACAACCGCTGAAACGGGGACGTATTTATACCAATCTATATCGAGTGGTGTAGGTAATTTACCAAACTTCAAATTTCTTGGGGACGACTCTTCCATTCATCTTCGCCGTATTTTTTAATTGAATTATAAATTAGAATTAAAATGTAACTCTAATTTATATGTATGAACTTACTCTAGACGAGCAGTTTATGATTTTTTGTATTTTGGACGACATTAATCGGTTGTTTTTTTATGATTAATCGGTTGCACGACGCTTATTGATATGAAGCAATCCGTCGAGTTCATCTATTCTGTGTTTATATTCAAAATTATTCTCTACAAATTCATCATCTTCGTAGTCTCTCGATAAACATTGTTTGTCTTCGTTCACCGCATCTGTGAATGCTATTTCGCACATAGACCTTGTAGGTACTTTCATTGGCAGGAATATATCCATTTCTCCGTGATTGATATCGTGGCGAACTATGGATAGAATGTACATATATATTATACACAGACAAAAGTTTTTGAAAAAAAACTCTTGTATAATATATATGAATATATATGAAGTTAGCGACCCGGATATGGTGTTAAAACGAGCAAAGAACTTGTATGGAGACGAGGTTCAAATCTACTTTTCGACCCGAAAGAATAAAAAGTATATGTTGATAGATCCATATACTGACAAGAGAATCCATTTCGGTTCATCTCTCTATCAAGATTTTACTAAACATAGAGACGAGGAAAGGAGACAAAAGTTTTTGAAACGAAACAAAAAATGGAAAGATGCCGAACCGTATAGTCCCGCTTATGCATCCTATAATCTACTTTGGTGAGGTTCAATTAAATGTAAATCAATATTTACACAAACTGTCTTCGATTTTCCCCTAAACACACAGACATTATCGACTCGAACAAAATCGCCATATTTTTGTTTTAACTTCAAAAACTTTTCTAGTTGACGTTCGTTGTGAGTTTTCATTATATATTACTGATATATTTTCTTTATATGTTATTTGTCAGATATTACTTAATAGTTTATGAGGTGAAGGGTGAATCTTACATATTTTCCACATAATCTGCTTGTTTATTGTAATGTTCTTTACTGACGATTAGCATAACTCCGCTATTGATTTCATCTGCTATTTTTTGAAATTTAATATGGTCTTTTATTGCTTTTTTTAAAATGCTTTTATCATGTATTTTATACACACGTAATACGTCGCTTATATTATGGTAATATTTCTTGTTTTTCATTGTATGGACATCATACGATGATTCTAACAAGGCGTCTCGTGTCATTACGACCACATGTCCTCCCATAAGGGTTAATGTATCTTGGTCAATAGAAACGACATATATAGGTCTTACTGAAAAATTAACGTCAAAGTTGTTGAATTTGAAACAATCGTAGAGATATTGGCAATTGGTCACACATTGGTCTTCGACTTTATTGATTTTTTGATATTTCCTCATTTTAAGGATTATATTGGCTATAAATACTTCTTCATAGCTCATATAGAGTAATATGTAGGTTGTCTTTAAACTATCTTACTAATAAATTTGCGGACTTTGTTGTAAAGAAGTATACGTAGGTTTTTATTATCATTATCATTATTATTATCATCATCATTATTTTTTTTATCATTAGGGAAGAGAATATAGAATATATTCTAAAGAAAGAAAGGAAAGAAAAGGGGTGTAACAAATGTAACAAATAAGTAAGATAAGGTGGGAAAGGTGGGAAATCTTGCCCCGAATATGATAAAAGGTCTACATGAGGAGGTGTATAGGAGACTTTTACGAATCAGGGGCAAGATTTCCCACTTTCCCCACCAATCAACATTGACCACCCAAATCTTACTAATAAATTTGCGGAACCGGGGGACTTGGGGGACTTTTGAGGCCTCTAAGCTCTAAGATATGGGAAAAATAAAAAATAAACCAAGTCTAAAAAAAAATATATGCTCCAACCAGAATCTCTTTGAAAGTACCCCAAGTCCCCCCGAATCCATTGGTTAATCAAAATAACCCTCATTAGCATCTTCACCCTTGTCTACATATTCAATCTCTTCTTCGTCATCTCTGTATCCATTTATCCAGCGTTTTTTGTCAATGTAATCGTATACCTCTTGTGGTGATAGTTTAATAGAATTAGTCCCATGTGCTTTATACCTTGTCATAGGAATCTCCAAATCCACCAACTTTGAAATAAATGCACGTGACGATGTGGCTTTTGTATCATCTTTCAAGAACCTGTGACGTCTACAAAATCCTTCATATTCTTCAAACAACTCCTGCATAGGGATAGTAACCACTTCATCTTTCCTACCACTCACACCTAACCCTAGCCATATCTCGTTATCGTAAAATTCTTCAAAGAACAACGCCTCAATTGGGGAATATAGATTACACATTTCCTTGTAGGCCTCGGTGAGTGGACGACGCTTGATCCAGTCAAAATCGGTCAAGTTAAACGTCATAAACCATTGATATAAAGCTTGCATCATTTCAGGTTTCCGTAAATGGTTATGTAGTTGTGTCCAAAACTTTGAAGACATTTTAATATATTTGTCGGTAGTTTTGTATACCACATACCGTCTGTCTTTGGTTTTGACATCAATAGGGATAGGATTGGGTTTCTGGGTGGTGATGACAGTTCTTGCCATATTCGCAATACTGTATGGTCTCACATTCTTGGGGTTAACGGTGATGGTATCCTCTGTAATAAACGATTTAATTTTTCCTTCAAAATCAAACGTATTCTTGCCTTCGCATTCGTTTAGATTTACTAACAATTTTTTACAAAACCCTTCCGCATGGTCGCCAAAGAAGTCTGTGGGTTTAGATGAAGTGATATAATGTGTTTTGTTTAACATATTACCAATAGCATCCAACATCATATTTTTACCAGTACCTTGTTTCCCTTTAAAGATGACACAAATAGGAACTTTACGATTAGGGTCTTGGAATATCTGTGCGATAAAACGATGGAAATACATAGCGTGGTCTTCCTCTCCACCACATAATTCTTTAACCAAATCCAGATATGGGGTAATCTTCTTCTGAATAGTGTCCTCATTCATCTCCTCACCATAAATATCAGGATTAAATCCCTCAAAAAGGTTGAACACATTATCGTCTTCAATTGGATTTTCTTGGTTAAACGGAATAAAGTCCATCGTGCGATATAACCTATGTTTCACGTCATTCGTCCATCGGTCAGTAAAACTTTGTGGAACACCTTGTTGTGACACGTATCCACTCTGAATTGGTTTAAATAATTCTTTTAGTTCAGTAGGGTTCATGATTTGTGGTAGTTTATGTTTGCCATTTTGATATAAATACACTGTTTGAGGTTGCTGGACTTTACAGATGAAATGTTCCAAGTAAGTTTTCCTCAACTGATAGGTCTCTTCAGATGTGTCACCTACAAGAGAGGCACAGTAAGTTTGACTATATTCATCAAGACATTTAAAATCATAATCAGAGAAGTCGTATTCTTCTGGAACACATTCGTAATGCTTTTCCATTGGTTTAAACGAAAACTCTACTTTATACCCACTACATTCATAACAATACGACGACAACTCTTCTAATAATTCGCTGGATAAGTTGGTCGCATTTACGAGCAACCCGTCAAAACATAATGTGTCTACTACATAGTTTAATTGTTTTAACTTATTAGAAGCATTCATAATAAGGTCATCTTCAATGATTTGTAATACATAAGACAAGCAAGACGCTTTTTTGTTTTTTTCTTTTTTTAGTTTGCTGACTTCTTTAAATATGGTTGCTTCGTTGGAACTGATGCGATCAGTCAATAAAGTCATTTCTTTTTCCAATTCGCCTACCCACGAAGGCATAGGAATAGTAATGTCAAATCCATTGTCGCAACAATACTGGTTGACACACCCACCATACATCATAACCAATATGAGTTCCTTCGCCGTTTTTCGTGAAACTTTAAATGTGTCAATAATGCCCTGTAATTTATAATTACGATTAGATACGTAGTCGTCTACTTTTTCGCAAACAAAACCATTTTTCTTACAATATTGACTTAGCAATACAATGTGACAATTCACAATATCAATGTCGGTGTGTGTGTCATATACCAATGTTTCACGAATGGTCTTCTTAAAGTTTTGTAAAGACAAAGAACCTTTCGCATATTTTCTACCACGACCAATGCCCTTGTTTTCATATTCTACTAAAAATCCGCCTTTCTTGTAATCGTATTTTCGTAAATAAGATTTCAGTTGTTTTTTAATGTCATCATCTACGTCATCTTTCTTGATAAGTTGTTCCACTCGTTTTTTGTCAATGTGTTCCAAATAGTTCATCATTATATATATGAGTAAGATTTTTTTAAATCAATTTTTATAAATATATATATAAAAAATCCCTAAAGAATCAGCGATTTTTTATAGTAAGAAAACCCCTAAAGAAATAGGGAGGGGTCGATCCGGAATAAAAGGGTTTGTTGTCTTTTGAAACAATAGTATTTGGTGGAGTATTTACTTGCTCGTTGTAAATTGAGTTCTTTGTTGTTTTCACGCCATTTTTTCACATATTCACTATTTTTTGGATGAGTCATTCTTATATATATATATAGTAAGATTTTATATCAATTTTTCATTTATCTTTAATACCTTCCTAGTTAATATTTGTCTCTACATGAACTCTGATAAACTATGAGTCACTGGTGGAATCCGTTGTTTTTTTCTATATTCCTTTTGGTATGCTTTTTGGTAGTCCTTCATATCAACCAGCATTGGTCTGTTCTTATTTACAACACTATGTTCGAATACACCCATATAAAATAGCTCTCGCTCTTTTGCTTTCAATTTATTGTCTAAATTATCCTCAAGAACAATACAATTATAATTTTCGCTTTTAAATACTTCTTTGGATGTACACATACACGACTGATTTTTGTAGGTGCTTAAATGAACCGCAAGACGAGACGTGAGGTTTGAAGTGTGACCAATGTATTTTTTGTTGGTTACATTACAGCATATCATATAAATCAAATATTTCTTTGGTAGGTTGTCGAACATTATAATATATGTTTAGATTTTATTTTTCGGAAAGTTGGGATTTTTCCTAAATAATGTCACGGCGGATATGGTTCGCAATATTATGGTCAATATTGTGAGCGATTTTACACCATACTTAAAGTTCATATTCGTCCGTTCGTATTATGTTTTCGTTCGACGACAAACTGCTGTTGGCTGACATAGGTTCTCCATTCTTTGCTTTTTGAAGCAAATCGAAAAACTTCACTTCTTGTTTCACAATAGATATCAGGTTATTGTGCGATATTTTCAGATATTTTCGACGTACATCGGGATATATACTAATTTCTAACTTTTCTAAAGCATCGTTGTATTCCTTATGTAATTGTGGGTTCATTTCGGATTGGTTTCGGGCGTTGTTGAGTGTATGCGTTAAAAGCATTTGAGATTGTAAAATGACCTCCATTTGTTCAGGAAACTTCTTAAACTTAATGAGTGCCGATACGGACGCAATGACGGACGATAAAGCTATTGGAACTAATGCGACTGCATCACTTTGCCATCCCATTTGTATTTTCATAGATTCAAACATTCCCGTAACGAGAGACAAAACGATGATACATTTATTCCAGTCATCGCTGTCTTTTTTAAGTTGTTCGTGTGCCAACGACAAGGCATCTCGTTTTGATTTAAGGTCTTGAACGATTATAGATAATTTGTCTTTTTCCATATTATATATAAATATTATTCTAAATTGAAATGGTTTTTATGCGATTCTGTATCCATACATATTTGTCTGTATATTTTCTGTAGACGGTGTTCCATAAAGCGTTAGATAACCTGCGTTTCCTGATTTATATTTCACAGCTATAAGGTCACCTGCTTCTAATGGAAAAATAATACTTCTATTTTCAGACGTTGGTATAGTTATACCATTGTATGTTATACTTTTTTCAACCCCATTTCTTACATATACAATTTGTATTGCTGTTGTTCCTCCCTGATTCAACATGGTTAGTGAGTATCCAATCAAATATAATCCGGTTTCTTGAATGGTATATGCATGTCCACGATGTTGCTCAACCATTGTTCCTGTATTAGGTTTTTGGAACGAAATAGCTGGAAATCTCGCATAATCACCTAATATCAAGTTTGTATAATTAAGGTTCAAAAAACAGAGAAAATACGCACTGCTTCCTGAATTAATAGTTGAACCTACAATAGATATATTTGCCCCTGCGGTCAGAATGTCTTGTTTCGTCTCCAGTCCATCGTCCAGTTCTTGTTGGGTTATTCCTCCACCACCCTCACCACCACTCGAAGAAATGACATTATTTACATCAATCGTGATATTATTTCCCGCCGTCAAGACGTCTTGTTTTGTGTTCAATTGGGCTAGGGTAACTTCACCATCAGCACCAGTCGGACCAGTCGGACCAATAGCACCATCAGCACCATCAGCACCAGTTTCCCCTTGTATACCTTGCGGACCGGTTTCGCCTTGTATACCTTGTGGACCAGTAGCACCATCAGCACCATCAACACCAGTCGGACCAGTAGCACCATCAGCACCATCAGCACCAGTTTCACCTTGTATACCTTGCGGACCAGTAGCACCAGTAGCACCGTCAATTCCATCAATACCATCAGCACCAGTAGCACCATCAGCACCTTGTAAACCACTTTGGTCTAAATACGTGATTAGTATATTGCTTCCACGTAATAGTTGAAAAGCAGAATCAAAATTGGAATCAAATCCGATCTCGTCCCCAAGGTTTAAGTTGCTTTCTAACTCTATCGTATCATTAGCATTGAGAGAAAAATATAAAGAATTAGAACAAGACCCATAACGTACATATGCCTGATCTCTTAAGTAACAACTTGGTTGTCCTCCAAACGTTTTATCATATATTCCATTTATGCGACACCCTACTCTTATATTTGCTCTACCTTTTGATACGTTAAAAAATCCACACATAAATTCAACTTTATAATTACCACTCTTTAAAATGGTAACTTTGGAATCATCCGTTAAATTAAACAAATCTGTGTTCGTTTTAACCAGATTATCAAAAGGATTGATAAAAGAAGTTGTGTCCCCAATTGTTATCGCATCGGTTGTTACCGCATAAAATATATTTGTTGCTTCGTTGTCAATTGTTCCATTTGTGATTCCTGTAACTGATATTATCCCATCAGTAATGTCGATATTGGCTCCAGCTTCTAATGATGAACCAACTCCATCAGCACCAGCAGGACCAGTTTCGCCTTGTATACCTTGCGGACCAGTAGCACCATCAACACCATCAACACCATCAACGCCATCAGCACCCGCAGGACCAGTTTCGCCTTGAATGCCTTGTTCGCCTTGAGAGCCTTGGTCTACACTCGAAGAAATGACATTATTTACATCAATCGTGATATTATTTCCCGCCGTCAAGACGTCTTGTTTTGCGTCTAATGAAGTCTGTAGATTTGCTGTTTTCGCAATAGACAACCCACCATTTTGAATAACATTTTGTTTTGCGTTTAATGAGCTCTGTAAGTTAGCCGTTTTAGAAATAGATAAACCACCATCCACAATTACATCTTGTTTTGCGTTTAATGAAGTTTGTAGATTTGCCGTCTTGGCGATAGTTAAACCACCTACCGGAATTACATCTTGTTTTGCGTTTAATGAAGTTTGTAAGGTAGCCGTTTTAGCAATAGATAAACCACCATCTACAATTACATCTTGTTTTGCGTTTAATGAAGTTTGTAATTCAGCAATATTCGAAATATTTAAATCACCTTCTGCGATAACATCTTGTTTTGCGTTTAATGAAGTTTGTAATTCAGCAATATTCGAAATATTTAAATCACCATCCTCAATACCATCTTGTTTCGTATTCAGTTGTCTATCTACATAATCTTTACTGGTTAGTTCGTTCAATTGTGACGGGGTTTCATTACGAGTATAATAACGCTCAGACAAATTCGCTATGGTTTGATTTCCATTTCTATAGAACCCAGTTAAACCAATCGGCAAATAAGACCCCGTTGTGGCGTTGAACGAAGTTACATCATCAGGAATTCCTTGACAATCAATCATAATGATTTGTTGATACGAAAACGATGGGTTCAATATAAAAGTAGAGGCATTTGAAAAATTACAACGATATAGGTATAAAATCCCTGTGAAGTTACTGACATTGAGAGACATAATGTCGCTATCACTTATGATCATCCATTCTTTAAAAGGAATTGAACCACCTCCGCTAATCGTTAAACCACCATTTAAATTAATACCATGAAAGTAGTGTTTCAATAAATCCCCCGAAATAGTAGTCATCCCGTTTACTTGTAACCCAGTTAATCGTACACGTTCAGAGTTACTTATGGTTAAAGTTTTTGTTCCAGCTAATTCTGTGATAGTTCTATTTCCAACCAATGGACAAAGTATTCCAATATTTCGTTTATTGTCTATTACGACATCTTCAATCCCATACGAACCCGCTGATATTTTCAATACGACGGCTTCTTGTTGTGCCATAAGGTCGAGTGTTTGTTGTATCGAGCCACTTAATCCTGCTTCATTATCATTCACATAAAATGTGTTAGAATATTCGCCATCTGGAAACTCGGCACTTATGATATTGTTGATAATATTTATATGTGTTCCTGCTGTCAAGTTGTCTTGTTTGGATTCTTCTAAAGCGGATATAGAACTGGTATTTCCACTAACTTCGCCCTGTAATGCCAATATATCGTCGTCGTTAGACTCGATTTGACTTGTATGACTTGCGGTTAATAATTGTAAAGCGGATGTCTTCGGTTCTTCTGTATCCAACCTTCCTTGTAATGCTAATATATCGTCGTCGTTAGACTCTATTTGAATTGTGTGATTGGCTGTAAGTAATTGTAAAGCGGATGTCTTCGGTTCTTCAGCGTCCAACCTACCCTGTAAAGCCAATATGTCACCATCATTCGACTCTATTTGACTTGTGTGATTGGCTGTAAGTAATTGTAAAGCGGATGTCTTCGGTTCTTCAGCGTCCAACCTACCCTGTAAAGCCAATATATCATCATCGTTAGCCCCTATTTGACTTGTGTGACTTGCGGTTAATAATTGTAAAGCAGATGTCTTCGGTTCTTCTGTGTCCAATCTTCCTTGTAATGCCAATATGTCACCATCATTCGACTCTATTTGACTTGTGTGACTTGTGGTTAATAATTGTAAAGCAGATGTCTTCGGTTCTTCAGTGTTCAACCTACCCTGTAATGCCAATATGTCACCATCATTCGACTCTATTTGACTTGTATGGCTTTGAGTTAGCTCTTGTAAAGCGGATGTCTTCGGTTCTTCAGCGTCCAACCTACCCTGTAATGATAAGATGTCCTCGTCGTTAGACTCGATTTGAATTGTATGGCTTTGAGTGAGTAATTCCAAATCGTCTATTTGTGTGAATGCGTGGTTTACACTTCTTTCACCAACCGCCAAATTTTTATATATGATTACGTCTCCAACCGAGTCAATCAATAAAGCATCCCCTTCATTTCCTGCGTCAAATAAGGCGACTGGGTTCGTGTCACCATTTCCATACTGACTTACTTTTAACGCTGGACCGAATCCTTGATTGGAAATATCTAATTGTGTAGATATAATGATTTCATTATTTATAGTGGTGTTATTGTACATAAGATTATTGATATTAAACGAACCATCTAAAGTTAAATCTCCCTTAATGTGTAAATCATTTTCTAGAGACAAATTATTCATACTTATATCGGATTCTGTATTTAGATTCTCTTGTTTTTGATTTTGTAATGCTAAAATGTCACCATCATTCGACTCTATTTGACTAGTATGACTTG